AAGTCTGCTAGGATTACGATATACTGTTTTCCAAAAGCGTGATCCTTCGACACCAATGTCTGCTAGTTCAAGATCGAGACTACTACGCAAATCATTGCCAATTTCAACAGTTTTTGCTTTTAGTTTATCCATGTCCCAATTATAACCAGTACGTGGACATAATTCATTACCGCCAGCAAATTGCGGAGCAAGTTCGTTGTTAAAGTAGTCAGTTAGCCAATCAAAGTCTCTGACATTTTTCCAATCCCAATCATGTCGAGTAACATTAGTCATGTACGCACCTAATCGTGCACCGTACATTGCCCAAAGACCATTAGTAGTGTCTTCTCCAACAGTCATCCACACCATAAGACGTCTATAATTTTCACGATGGATACGCTTTAGTGCACCTGGATCAACTACGTCTCCGTTTTCCAATCCCATTTTAACACCTTCTCTAAATCCTGCACGCCATGCTTGTAGTGGTGATCCATTATTGTGTACCCAACTGTACCAGTTATTCATTTGTACATAATGGATATTCCAACAAAAGTCTACCTGAGCACGTTTATCTGTTGCAGGTGCTGCTTCATGTGTACGCATACGATTAACAACATCAACTGGCCACATTTTGATACCACCGTTGCCGTACACTAATCCGTTAATAACGTTTTTTGCAGCAAAACTGATAACATGATTATCACCAATTTTATCCATATCTAACTCAATGTTAAAAAAGTCATCGTTAACAATGTTATCAGCATCTACAGTGACAAAGCGATCAGTTTCGCTCATTGCGGCTGCTGCTTTGTGTGCGGCATCACTGCCCCATACTCCATGACTTCTTTTGGCCCATGGACATTTATCTAACAAGTCTGAATAGTTTTCATCAGCGTTGGGCTCATCGTAGCTGATGTAAACTATATCAAAATCGTTAATACTTACCAGATTTGACATATTCTAATTCCTCATTTTTAAAAGACACGTTTTTTCCTTCTTCGCCAATTAGTAACTTAGATGTTAATAATTGAGCATCTGTGTTAACGTAAAATTCTTTATATTCTCCCATTTCAGTAAATGGTATTACAATACTATCTACTAAATCAAAGGGCGTTTCACCCGTAATGTAAATTTTCATATCACTATATATTTTCACTTCGTGTGGGTTATCAAAATTACTCTTAAAGATCCACCCATTTGTACTGTTACTAATAACAAATGTCGCTTCATCGTCGTTATTAGTAATTTCTTTGTGGTTACGCCGACTATTTTTCCGTTTAATGTATTCTACTGTAGTGTACTTAGTCTTAGTCTTTAACCCATAAGTCTTGAAGATTCGACGAGTTAACACATCAATATCATTTAGTCCAATAACAGTTGTTAACTCGCTAAGATCATAAAGCATGTATCCGTTGTTAATAAGATCAATGGGGTCAATTTCAATAGTGTGTATAAGACGTAGTGGATTATTTTTTTCAGTAATATAAAAATATAACACACTGTTATTTTTATTTTCAGATTTGCTAAATTTTTGGTTAAATCTTTTACCAGTCATTCGATACAATGTATCAGAGCTAATATTGATTTCTAGTTTCATACTCTCAATATAACGGATTACATTGATTTCTTTATCAACTGACAGTGGTGTCTCAACAATTTTACTAAGTCGATCTTCATGACTTTTAATTACCAATGCTTCAGACTTAGACATAATAGACTCGCCATCCACTGATCTATTAATAATATACTTTTTTGGATTCAAATGTCCAAGCAGAATTTCAGCGGCGGTATTATCTTCTGTCAATAAGTGCGGGTTGTCTGACTTCTTGTACTTGTTTGATACGTTTATAATCTCACCAGACCATTCATCGTAATACACATAGTACTTACGAAGCGGCTTTTCTCCGACTATCGATATCAATTTTGGTTCTGTATTCATTGATTATATCTTCTGTAATAAAGTTTTCGTCTCTGTAGTGCACTATTCCTGATGAAATAATACTGTTTTCGATGATTAGTCGATTATTTTCTGGAAACCAATAATTAAGCATATCAGTCCATTTATCCGGAACATCTTTGCTCCATACACGTTGGCTATGACTTTCCAAATCGTACAAATTGTTAAGTGTAATGCTAATTTCTGATTCAACATCAAGCAATTGTGTAACAATATTACACAGCACATTTTTATTAAACGTCATTGGTTTTTTGTCATTCATTAACTTTGGATATACTTCTTTCCAATTTTGAAAAATTGGATCTGCCATTTTAAACCAGTCAACAGCTAGCTGACTATCCCGCTTAAAGTATATCATATTATTATAAAGTTTAGTAAAATTATAATGATTCTCAAACTCAAAAATCACATGTTGATCTAACAATGCGTTCCTATATGTTCTTGCATGCCGAGGTATTGCAATGTCATAGTTCTCAAATGTATCCCATAATTGATCAATATCAGTGTTTAGAAATATTGTATCATAATCTACATAAATTGTTTCATCATATGGTGATGCTTCACGTAGTTGCCAAATATTTGATCCATGAAATCCGTCTTTGTATCCAGTATTTCCAAAAGGTAATTCAACAATGTAGTCAAATACTTCTTCATATCCAGTACGTAAATCTTTGTCGATGTCATCAACAACCAAACACACACTTGCATCTAGATCACAACTTTTGATACTTAATGCTGTAGTGTATGCATACTTAATTTTATCTTCATCGGTGTCAATACCAAGTAATATAAATCCTCTACTCATTATGCATGCTCTCCATTTGTTAGTTTTTGTAAAATATCAGTGGAGTGTCTAGCAATAGATAGCTTGTTCATTAAATGCAAATTGGTGTTTGTTTGCCGATTTAGAATGTTTTTCCAAGGTTCTTTTCTGTTGTGACTTAGCATAATATAATCATTGACATCTTTAATTTCAATAATGTCGTCTTTTTGATCCATATTAATTAATGGAATGCCACCAAAGTCATTCATAAAATTATTTTCATTAAATCCATTCATGACATGGTTGGCAATACTTACACAAAAGTCTGTGCGAAACAGACCTGGTGGAAATTGATACAACAAATGGTAGTAATCCCAGTTGTCTTTAACATGCTCCCATGTATCAAAAAACACACGACTTTCTTCACTTTGATCAAAGTATACTACTGTACTCCACCAGTGATGTATGCCAGCTTCATTTAAAGTTTGTTCATTTAAATAAGGTGCTTGATGTTCTAAATACCGAGCATACTTGTGCATTGCAATTGGAACATCTGTTTCAAATATATGGTCATAGAAATCGTTCATGATAAAATAATCAGTATCAATCAACATTGTTTTATCAAACGGTGTTAAATTAATAACATCATGTTTGTTGCTATTGCTAAATTGTGTACTAAATTCAGTCCACGGGCTATCATAGTGTCTACGTGGATTTGACTTATGCTGAACGTCTTGTATTACAACATGATCAAAACATTTATCATGCAAACTAGAAGACATAGAGTCTTTAAGATATGCATATGTGCCACTGTCAGTAATTAGACAAGTTGCATTATTTTTCATATTTCGTTTAACATAGGCAGCGGCAATGTGAGCAAATTTAACGTAATCAATTTTTTCGTTATTATATGCAAACATGCATATGCCAGATTCTTCTTGAATTTCGCTCATTACCAATCCATAATTTTCTTGATATTCCTAGACTTTTTAAGTTTTTCCATTTGTACTTGGTACTCGTTAACACCTTCAGTATATGCGCCTACTAGTAACTCTACAAATTCTGACAAATCTTTAATTTCAATTGGGTTCTCTTTGTTATCTAGTATAACACTAGCAGTTTTTCCTACTGAAATGAGGGATTGCACAAAACTAATTGTTTGCGGATTTGCCGTAAACGCTCCATTATTATAATGTACCAATTGTAATGTTTGCATTCTTGCAATGACGTTTTTCTTTTGGTTATTGAGTGTAGCACGGTAGTTGCCAAATTCTAACGCCTTTTCAAGTCTCTCGTCCATACTGAGTTTCTCCTATAAGTTAACTACTATTATAATTATTTATCGGAGAAAGTCAAGCAGTTTTTAGCTATCGTCAGCAGTGTTGAAATTGTTAGATATTGAAAATACTGGTTCGGGATTAACATCAAATGTTGCATCATTAAGTGTTATGACTTCTGGCATTAGGAAACTAACATCAGCAGTAAAAGTACCATCTGAAATTTGAGTAAATGCAGTATCATCTAATTCAATTTTAAAATCAACATCACTACCGTTATCTGCCCATTTACCATAGAGTTTCATATAACGTTGAGAATAGTTACTATATCCATAACCATAACCATAGCCATAGCCGTATGAACTAGTCTCTGAAAAGGCGCCATCAGTAGTAATATAAATTCCAGCAGCGGCATACCCATACCCAGACCCAGCCCCGCCGTAACCATATGCACTTGGTGGTGCTGTTACTCCGCTACTGGTAAACAACAGTTGATATGAATCTGTTAAATCATAAAACCCTTTGCCTTCACTCGTGCCCTGTGTTATACTACTACTTTGTACTAAATTATCCCATGTAAAACTTAAAACACCAATTTCATTAATAATGTCTGCCCAGTTATAATACCCAGCTGAACTACCTCCAGACATTTCCATATTAATTCTAAGTTGCCCACCACTATTAAAGAAATAACGAGCATGATTATAGTTATTGAATGTCCACTTGTGTTCACCAACTAGCTGATTTTGCCAAGGTGTTGTCCGTGTATATGGATTAGCGGGCGTGACTGGAACTGAACTTGCGTTTGTAGGGTCAATTGTAAGATGTGTATTATTAGCAATAATACTGTTATTAACTTTACTTTCTACAACATTTAAATCTTCTGCACGTATAGGCATTCTTGCTAGTACGTTTGTACGATTATTTGGATTGGCAAACACTAATATAGTATCATTAATATTAACATGATCTACCATAATGTTAGATCTGTTAACCATATCTTGTAAACGTTCAGCAGTAATTAATGTGCCTTCAACTAGTGCATCGTCAATATTAACAGCACCCCAACCAAACTTGTGGTTAGTTCGATCAGTATCAGTTACAACTACAGTGCTGTATTTGTCACCAAAAATCTTGTTGACAAGTTCAGCTACTGTATTATATTCTGATGCTAGTACTACTGTACCTGCTGATACTGGCATATTACTTGGCTCCTACTACTATTTCGATTAAACCTTGACCGTCATCGGTTTTATCTTCAAGAGCTCTCCCAATAATATATCTATAATCTAAATTGTCAGTCAGCCAGGCTGACATTGCATTTCCAGGTGTACTACTACTAACTAGTCTGTCACCTTTTGATATTTTTCCAACAACTTTACACGGAAGGCGTCCAGCCAATGCAACGAACGGATGTGTTTCGTCACTGCCAGCGGCACTGTTCATTTCAAATCCAGGAGCCGTTGATATAACGCCAAATACATTCGGATCAGTTGATGTAGTAGTTTGTGTAATTTCGTTATCTCCGCCAAGTGTTACTACTGTTCCAGGTTCATATACTTCGTCTGCATGGTATCTTTCTGCAAGGTCAGCATATTCAGCACTAGTAGCAATTCCTCTAAATTTAAAGTTTGATGTTGTATTCATGTTAACACCAGCTTGTATTACTGGAAACTGCGAAGTTAAAACTGTTACACCATCTTCAAGAAATTCAGTAGCGGCTGGTGTCCATGCGGTTGTGTCATCTACAAGTATAGTAACAATTACACTATCAACAATATTCTCAATAGTATAATGCGAAACTCCATTAGTGTCAAGCCTAGTTCTGACTTCCATGCGAGTATTTCCTGCTGGAGATCCAATAGTGTACCACTTCCCGCTTTCATATATTTTTAAATAGCTTTCGCTAGTGTCGTACCAAAGTTGCCCCTCGGTTGGATTGTCTGGAGCAGTAGTAGCTGCAAAATTTTCTAATAAGTGTAATAAGTTTTCATTAAGGTATTCACCAAATCTATTATAATTTTTACCTACCAATTTTAAACTAGTACTTGTTTCAATAGTACCGTCATTTACTACTATTGGGGTCTTACCGCTCTCTGAATAATCTACTGTATATGGCATGTCTTTTCCTTAAACGTCACTGTACGATGTGCGTAATCTGAGTGTATATATTACTTGTATTTTTCTATTAGCACTTTTTTGCACTGGATGAAAAACTACGTGTGTTAACAAATCGTCGTTAGCTGAGTAAAGTGCTAGTTCATCAAATACATATGTACCATCCATGGTAGTAGCTGTATCTGTAACATCTTGTCCAATTGGTTCTGCATAGTCCAAAGTACATGTTACAACAACATCACTGTACAAATTTGTACTTGTGTGTACTGCTTCTACACTATTGTCTGCACTACCAGATTGTGCTTCATCTACTACCTTACTAAAAGTTTGGTTATATAATGCACCACTTGATAAGGATGTATTTGTTGCTTTGTATGTTACAGCACCTATACCATTAATTGTTGTTCCAGCATTACCAAAACGCATTGTACCAACGTGATGTGATCCAGTTGCTCCTGCCTCGTTTGCTAACAAGTTAGCAAGTGCGACACTCATATTCTCAAAGTTAACGGCGTTGCGGCGGCGTGTCAATACTTCACCACTATCAGGATCCCATATTGTAATGTGACCTTCTACGCCTATCATTGTTTTTTCAGTTTTATTTACACTCATAATCTTTTTCCATTTATAATATTTATATAGATCCAGAACCCGCATTTCTAATGAAAGCATGCTCTGGGGAAGTCCCTGCCGCAGCGAGACTCACGCCACTGTCGTTATATGCTAGTTTTAAGTTATCACCATAATGGCCAAAGTTTTCTAGTATAGGTATTCTTGATGAAGCACCTGCGTTAGTAACAACATCACTACTGTTATGCGCTACTGCTGGTGTTCCATATGTTCCTCGAGTACAGTAACGCAAAACGTTTCCGTCTTTTGCACCATATTCAATTCTTTCATTTCCGATCCAAACTGCACCGCTATTGTCTAGTATTGATGCGTCTGTTACTTGTAATTCGTTATCATTAACTGTCACTGCAGAACTTAATGTTGTTTGTTTTGCAGTTTCAATAACTGTACTCTCGTATGTGTTATACTGTTCCCAGATATTCATACGGAACGAACGTGTATCAGTAGTTTCTGTAGATCCACTAGTATTAGTTTGTACTAGTACACTGATATTTTCATGTACATCCATTGGATAAAGTTCATTTCCCCAACCCTCTGTTACTGCCTGTTGGAAAACATTGCCGTCATAAATGTATTCAATATCGCCATCAACTGTAGTAAAGGTTATTTCATCTGTATTATCTGGTGCTGTAGCAAATGTGCCGCCAGTTAGTATAGTGTCTCCTTGCCAATCTCTTTCAGTATGATCTTCATATTTCATTGTAATAACATTATTGCGACTTACTTCAGTAATTTGGTTTTCCCATGAATCAATATGCGTATTACGATCTGCTGTACTATGTAACTTAGTATGGAATGGCTTAATACTATTAAAAAAGTCTTCAACAACATTTACATTATAATTTGCATATTTTTCTTTACTTGTAAGTAATGGGTGCTCGACATTTAGTTTTACAAATGTAGTTTTAAATGCAAAATCGTCTGCTGTGTTATCAGCAATTGCTTGATACAAACATTTAAACCATAGTTTATTATATTTAACTTGATGCCTTCCAACAAATATATGAGATCTTAAACCATCAAATATACTACTTAAAATACCATCAACTGAATTATCAAATCCGTCTGTATCAAATCCACTCATATCATAACCCAGACCAAACTTTTGTGAATTCCAAAGTTCTTCGCTTAGTTGAATTGTACCTTTAACTTTATGTTCAAGTACCCATTCATCATTAACTCGGCTATAGATTTCAGGTCTGTTAATACCATCGTTGTGAATAACTGTTGTAATTTTTAGTGTGTCGCCATTTACATACGGGAATGGTTCGCCTAATAATCCCAATAATACACTTTTATCATCTGATGTATATTTTGTAGGAATACTAGTATTGTACATATATGTTAAACTATCATTGTTGTCATATGTTCTTCTAACATAATCACTATAATTCCAATATGGTGATAAATCATATGTTACTGATCCTTCCACATATGTTTTCTCCATAACAGTTTCCCATGCATCTCCGCCATCAGTTAATGGAATGTCTGCAAGTAAGCTATTGGCAGTTTCAACAAAGTTTTGTCTTGCGATTGGAAGATCACGTACCAAACTTTGTCTTGGTCTTATTAAGTGTCCATAGCGATTATAAGGATGCAAGTTTAAGTCTGGTAATGCATGTGGACGTAACACATCAATATCCGATTCAGGAGTACCATCTGGTAAACTATAATCATAAATCTTAGACCATTTTGGAATGGCGGCATTAGGAGATGGAGTGTTTCCACTATTTCCTTCTAATAGATTAATATAAAAACTACCGTTGTAATCTACTACTGCATTTAATGCATACACTGTACTATTCAGCCATGGTGTATATGAATATCTTTCAGTATGTTTATTATATCCAGTTAAACTATCACGCATCTTAATATGTAACTGCTCTGGTATAATACTAGTAGGATCATTTTCTGACAACAATGTCCATTCACTTAGTGAAAGTGCGTTACTATCTATACGTTGATTAATTTGCACAACTGTATTATCTGTAATAGCTAAGTCAACATTAGACAACAGTAATTCATTTGCGCCTGCGGCAGCAGCCCAGCTAATATTAAATGCACTTGGATTTTCTAAAAGTCTAGCCAACTGATACGTGTTATAGTTACGTTGTGCAGAGTTATTTTGCTTTAACTTAACCCAGAAGAAATAACTGTTTTCTGTACGCTTTGTTTTACTATTGTAGACTTTCTCTTCAGTCCAGCTATAAACAGTTTCATTATCAATTTCAACACTTAGTGGAATACCACTTGCCAAGTTTCCATCAATATAACCATTTCGTTGAACAAGATCTAACCATTCTTCAGGTGGAACACTACTGCGTGTCCATTCATATACATCAATACTAGCACCATCAAACAATCTAGCCCAATATGCTTGTTTATAATCAATACTACTTTGTTCATAGTCAATATACACAGAAGTGTTAATATCCCACCAACGCAATCCAACTTGTTCAGATGCCCAAGACTTTGTATTTTCTGTAAACCCATCAATCGTATTGTAATTGTAACTTGCAATGTCTGCTGTTAAGATAAAGTCAATCTCTTCCTCAATAAATCCTGGAATAATGCCTTTAGCTGGATCAAATATCTCAAGTTGTGTAATAGTGCTTCTAGTATAAGCATCATAAAGTTTCACACTTTCAATAAGATCATTACGTGCTTGTGGACTACTTTGTCTAACTTTAACCCAGCCATTTCCAGTATGCCCGGTGCTGTTAGTATAATTACCGTCCCACTTGTAAACTGAAGGGTTACCGTTTCCATCGTCGTCAACAAAAGCATACTTTGGAGCTTGTTGATTGTTTTGTCTATATCCATTAAAGTTATATTTGAAAACATCATTTACTTTAGTATTGGTATTATTGTTAAGTGTATTATAGTCTGCGAACCTAACATTACGTATTGGATAAACATTACCAACATTGCCTTCATCCTGGATATATTCATCAATATAAAATGTAAGTATATTTCCAGCAGCAGTATCAGTAACACGATGTATTCCATCAATACTAGGAACTGTATTACTGCCTGTAATAAACACATAGTCATCAGCTGAAAGATTGTGTGCCTGTACATTTCCATCACTAAGTTTAACTGAGATCTGTGCATCGTCTGCATCGTTAATACCAGCACATGCTTTAGTAATACTCATACCAAAATCCATTGTTTGATATACTGCATATCCGCCATTGCTGTCATTGTCATCAATATTATCAGCTAACCAAATACTAAAAATATGTGGATCATTAGTCATTTCTTGGAAAACTTGATTACCATCACTTCCTACAAACGCATTAAAGACGTTACTTATTTCAGTTTGAGTAGCACTAATAGTCTGTGCAGTTACACCTAGTGTTGTGTTTGCAGTACCAGATCCTATAACTAATGTTGAGTTAGTGCTGGTAAGTTTAAGTCTATTGTTACTATTACTAGCACCAACACCAGTAATTGAAGCGTTATTAATAATGTTAATTATTGAATTAAGATCTACAGTAGATGCAACAGTAGTAGTTGTTAGTGGAGCGTTAGTAATACCAGTAGTCAATCCAATTACAGAATTGGCAGTACCTGTACCAATATAAAGTGTTTCATTATTGCTATTAAGTTGTAGAACATTATTATTTGCACCACCAACTTGTGCTGTGACACCAGTAATATCTGCGTTGTTGATTGCATTAACAACTTGCGTTATAGTTAAGTTTGGACTATTTGCTGTAATTGTGCCACTACTAGTTTCAGTAGTAGTCCCAACTGTGCTAAATCCAACTTCAGCATTTGCTGTGCCAACACTAATTGTTAATGTAAACTCAGTACTTGGTGTTGTAGTTGTTTTTGTAATAGTAAGTCTATTATTACTGTTACTTGCTGTAATATTAGTAATATTTGCATTGTTGATACGTTCAATAATCTCAGTTAAGTTATAAGTCTTAAACACTGTGCCTGTTGTAGTAGAAACAATTGTACTTGTTGCAAACACTGTGCTACTGTTAGCTTGTAGCCAGTCTCTAATTGCTTCTGGTAATGCACTGTCATCCAAGTCAGTTTGTGCACTACTAATGTTTGCTGGAGTTACAGTTTCAGTGCCAGCAATTACACTAGCGGCATTATATGTTGTGCCAATACTCTTGTTTACTAAGTCAACATCACTTGTAATAAGATCATGAAGTTCTGATTGGTAAGATGGAGCCGGACTAGCATCTAACGCTAACAATACTGTAAATTCTAAACCAACTGGCGAATTAGCAAAGTAATCTGTTAGCACTGTTTCCCAAGCTGATTCACTGGAAGACGCAATATATGCTGTTCTAAATGCTTCAATACTTTGTACTCTATTAGTTGCAACCTCTGCCCGTGTTGCAGATGTATTAACGCCAGATTCAAATGCATCAAAGAACATTTGCTCAAAAGCAGCTTGTGCTGTAACATTACTATTAAGAGTTTCTGTTTCATCAAACTCTACAGTTGTATTTTCAATAATTAAAGTACTAGTTGCACTACCTTCAATTTGTGGACTTATAATATCACCAACAATATTAATGTCGTTATAAACTGTACTAGTAGTTGTGCTGTCAAATGTAATAGTTCTAGCGTCTGCACTAGATGACCCTAATATAAGTGTCGAATTATCAGTAACAACGTTAGTATCGCCAATATTAGATGTTCCTGTTTTATTAATAATACCAAATGTTGTAGTATTTGTTGACTGCTGTAAATTTACTGTCGTTCCATCAATAATAAGAGTTTGTCCTGTGTTAGGAATAACCGGAAGTGTAACAGTAGCAGTAGTTTCAATAGGATCATTTGGTTTGGTTAGTCCACTTGTGCCATCAGGATCAAGCATCTCCCAAACACGACCTGCATATATTACTCGATCTTTATATTTGTATGCTGTCTTGTTGTCCCACTGTTTGATATCTTTCCATTCTCCGTTAAAACTATATGCTTCTTTAACTTCGTTAGGGAATTGTGCAAAATCGCTTTTGTTTAGCACACGATAGTCTGTTTCAGTTAATAACGGAAGCCCGGCTGTAACAAAATCATTTGCAAATATTTCTTCTTCTGAAATAGTTGTATAGTTAAACGTTTTTGCTGCTCTAGTTGTAAAATTATTTCCAGGTGTGCCATTAACTAGCAATGGGCTATTAAAGTCTACATCAATGACAATGTCACTTAGTACGTCATTAAATTCTGTTGCACTAAAACGTATAGGCTGTGGATTTGTTTTTAACAAGTCTTTTGTAACTGCAAACTCTAATGTATTTTTGTTACGGATATCACCATAATCTGCTGTTCGTATTGCCCACTCTTCGTGTACTGTTGCAGTTGACATTGTACCAAATAACGCTGTATTACGCATAAATGCATTTAGTGCATGTCGAGTACCTTTATACTTTCGAGTACCTTTAACAAAGTTGAATAGGGTATCATCGTCTAAGCCAACAATATCATTCCATTCAGGCTTGTTGTAGCCAGAATTAAATCTTGCAACATCAACTTGCTGTTGGTTACTTAACGTATTGCCAGGACCATAATATTGGTCAATCTCATTGGCAACTGTATCAAAGTTAGGTATAACACTGTTTCCATTTATAATGTATCCTGGTGCAAATAATTTACCATTCCAATTTTTACTTCGGCTCCCTCTCCATATAATCCTTTTATGGCGGATGCCAAGAGCTGGATTATAAATTAAATCATCAAAGTTTGACTCATTGTCAATAACCATTACATGTTCTACTTCAACACGATATAATCTAACTCCATATATTTCTGTACCAGCAATTGCTTCTACTATGGTTGTACCATCGTCTTCGCCAATTACATCACGAGTTATAATAAGTTTAGTGTTTAGTATCTGTATGCCAGACTTTCCAACTACATTGTACTGTCCATCAAATTTATTATTGACGTTGCTAAAGTATCCGTTAGATGTTTCGTTAATTTCTATTTTAGTAACACTTGGTATAGCATAGTGTACACCATTTAATTTTGCAGTTTCAGACCAAATAACTGTACTTCCTGCCGCAGTGTTCCATGATGGTTTCCAGCCTTGGCTTTCTAAATATAAACCATATCCAATTATAAATTCATATAAGTCTTGTATAGTATCTAATACAGTATTATAATCTAATGTGCTGGTAGTACTTTCATGATATTTGTATTTGCTAACTCTTGTATTACCAGCATCAACCATTACCACACCAGCATCTCGTTTTGGCTTAAAGTATGTAAATGTTTGTTTAGTGGTATCATAACCTGATATTTGGTAACCATTAGCTGCTTTTGTTATTTTAACAGCACCAAAGAACAGTTCTTCTTTTGGTTGACTTGTGTATAACACAGTGTTAATGTTTTCTTCTGGTACGTTAACACGACCTTTGTCTTGACTACTCTCAAGAATAATCTCTTGGTTATTGCTAATAAATCCGCCAGCTTTGATCATTGGATTAATAGCATAGTTTTCAAAACGCTTACTAATAGTTGATACTGTAGTATTATTATATTGTGCAAAGTTAACTACTGCATTGTTTAATCCAGATATATAACGTTTTGCACCAGAAGCTAATATTACGCTAAATGTTGCAGACCCACTATCAACATTAATTGTTGGTACTGTTTGATAATTTCCACCTGGGTTTGTTACTGCAACTGATGTGACTGCGCCGCCACTTACTGTTGCTTGCAATTCTGCACCGCTACCAAAATTACTAAACACACTAAGAACTGGTGAACTTGTGTATCCGTTACCACCGTCTTTGACATTAACTAGTTCTATAATATTATCACTATAGTCTGAATTAGATAGCTTTACTAACTTATTATTTCCTAACATTAACGTATCTTCATATATACGGTGTTTTGTATCAAAACTTCTTACTGATCTTACTTTACTGCGGAAATAGTCGTTTGTTATCTTTAATGGACGCAATTTAAGTAATGCATAAAATAATGCAAGTTTGTAGTTACTTGTTTGGCGCCAGTTATTTTCAATAGTACCCCAATCGCCAAATACAAATGCACGAGCTGGATCAGACGGCGCTGACACAACATTTGCTGTTACTGGATCGTTTAAAACTCCTCCTGTAGTTACAAGTGTATCTGTTTGCCAATCATAAGCACTATATGTAAATGTTAAATTGTATTTTTTTGGACTCAAAGCTGGATCATTTGTATGACCAGATTCTAACGCAGCAATAAATGCTGTACGCTTAGTTGGGTTTGTCCAACTATAATTTGCATCCCACCATGTAGGTTTAGTGTTATAACCCATCATTTCCCAAGGGTGTGTGTGCGGACGATCGGTATTAAAATAGTATGTGTATAGTCCTCTCCAGCCGCCAATCTTTGGACCTACTGAATTATAATTCCAAGTAAACTTGTCGCTTGCACTGTATTGACTAGCATCATGTAAACTAGTAACATTGTTTTTAGTTTTCCATTTGTTAAAGGTACTACGCAACGCTTCAGTTAAATCTGCCCAATTATATCTGTTTGGGCGACTTGCCAAAGGCATATTCTTTTTGTAGTTTACAGTTGAAACATTATCCAAGTTATTGAATACTCGAGTTTCAAACTCAAATAATACAGCATCTTCAATATTAAAGCCTACTGCATTTCTATTATACAATTCAGTACCCTTGCGAGCGGTTATTGATCCATCGTGTCCATATATTGAATCTGCATCTACTTCAACATTGTACTTGTCTAATAGTCCTAGTTTAACTGCACTAGGTGGAACAAAGCTCGGACTAGTTAGTGGATACCATCTAATTTGAACTAATGCTGAATCGTTACTATCAAAGGTTGGAGTAGTAGTAATAGTTAGTTGATTTTGAGTAAGTGTGTAATCTTGATCTTTTACTAACGCTCTCCATCTAGAATTTCCAGAACCATCATTATCACGTATACTTACTTGTATATGATTTTTAGTGTCTTCATAAGTGTTAACAGTTTGTGGTAAATTAAAAACTGCGCTCATTGATGAAGTCCACTGTCCGTTAAATTCCTCATACTCTTTGTATTTTAACATTTCACTGTTAGCGAAAATGTCATTACGATTTTTACCAATGTTTATACTAGCTAATACTTCGTCCACTAGTGAAATTACACTAACTGTACTGTCGAGAGTATTATGTAACTGTCGTGCTTTCTGTATAAATTGTCGCTTAAAATTGCTGTAACTATCTATTGCAAACTTTAAACTATTAAACATATTAGTATCAATAAACATTGATGTTTGATTTAACAATTCTGTCGAGTATGGCTGTTGACGGATAGTACCACCAAATTCATGTATATGTGGTAAATGTCGATAGTTGTTTACACCAAAAAACTCACCATTAAACCCAGGTATACTTTGCATTTGTTGTTGCATATGAGACAACACATCACCAAAACTAACATCAGTTAGTGGTTCATTTTGTGAATTTAATAAATGTGTGTCAGCAGGCATGTCTGTGCCTTGCTTAATATTGTCGTTAGTGTGCCAAACAACATCAAAAAGATCATCAATTGCAAACCCGCTAGGAATAGTTATTTTGTTATTAGCTAAAGTATATACAGTAAACGGTTCTCCGTTTTTAGTAATTGTCAAGTTATCAGGTATTGAATCACTATTCACATATATCAGACCACTTACAGTGTTATCACTAACAAGTCGGTACATAATTGTTTCATCTACAAACGAGTCAGTTACATTTAGTGTGCGACTATTCCCTGTAGGTGTGCCAAGAGTAACGTTAGTTAATGCTGTGCCATCAGGGTTTACAAATTCTAAATCAGTAATATCAAAAATTGTTGATATAGTATATGTTTTAGTTCTATCAACAAACAATACTGGATTCAATCCGTTTAAACGATGAGGTTCTGCTGTAGCGTGTGTACTATTCCACTGAAACACTTGTATTTTATTATTACGTTTTGATATCTTAAATGTATCAGGTGCTTCAATGTCAGATGTTCCAATATCAATAACAATTGGCTTTGTATCTACTACAGTTTTTTGTATGTGTTTTTTAACAGATTGTTGATTTCTAACTGTTACCCATCCATTATGATAAGAACCATCACTAAGGTTTTTGTAGTAGTAATAACCAGGTATTTCCGAAGAGTTAGATGCATCACTATTTTCTGGAGAATCTGTTGGATTTAAGTTAATATAATTATATCTTTTACTGCCAAGTTCAATGTCAAAACTTAACCCTGGAGTATTACCGTAATCTACATATCTTGGACTAAACCCAAGTGCAGTATCTATATTTGTATTTCCAGTGCCGTAGTTAAAAATGTTATCACCAAAAAAGTTATTGTTTGGATATTTGGTTGCATTATTAAGCAAAGTACTAGAACTATCGTATAGGTTAAATTTAATGCCCATACTACGACTTGTTTTCTGCTGTGCATATGTCCATGTACTGCCATTCCAGTACCATTCACTTCCACTATAGATGTTATTGGGATATGTTTCGCCCAATACATTATTGTATCCTATGCGCACATTAACACCAGCATTAGTAGGTATAGTAGTTGAACTGTCTCCGTATAGTTGAGTAAGACCAGTAACAACATTACTGCCGTCTACTTGCACTGTATAGATATTATTACTATAACTAGTGTTTGTTGGGTTTAAAAATAAAATAGTATCATCGTTTTGAAGTGTACGAGCTTGTACTTGTTCCCAATACACTGCATTTTCTATATAGCTAGGGTTTTTACCACTAGTGTGTGTTTTAATACAATTCCAATAACTTGAAACACCATTGCTAACTAATTTAATACTTGTTCCGAACTCATAACCAATATTACTCCATGTTGAAGTAATTGTTTGCTCTGCTAAATTCCAATTAGTAATTCCAATAACTTCAGTAGCTGGGTCATCAACGTTATCAATAATATGTGTAACACTTCCTAATGACGATTTAGCAAAGTTATATTTTTCAATACCATTTCTAAACGCAATAATTGGACGTACTCCACGAAACTTATCTAGTAAGTAAGTACTCTCAGATCTATTTGGATATTCGCCAGCAGTATACGTTGCAACATACTTTACAGTCTCTTCATGGATCCATAAATTGCGTCTACTCCAAACACTTTGGTCCGGACTTTGGCGTTCTTCAACAACATAATCTCTACTTAATACTTCGTATTCACTAAAATCGTAGTCAGGGTAAACAAAGTCAGTTTCGCTACCATTCCATTGGCTTGGCTCTTGAGTACCATATATAGTATCATTAAACCATACTCTTTTTCCGTAACCAGATGCACCTGTGCCATCAAATTGTCGAGTAAGTTGAATACTAGTACCAACACCATCTACAATATAAATGTCGTCAACTGTATAATCAGTATTACCAGATGTATTAGCACCAGTAAATTTAACTCTCATACCATTTAGCAAACTTAGTTGTTTTCCATTAACTAGTGTTTCTGTTTTGTAATATGGTTTACCAATAATATCAGGTATTGAAATTGGATCAGTAGCAGTTGCTTCAGCTACACAAATTGGCAAGAAGTCTACTAACCAAAAGTAATGATGATAGTTAATAAACATATCATAGTCAATTGGTAAATCTAACGTATACCCTGTTTCGTTAAAAACACGATTTGTATTAGAAGTGTCAACTTCATTATATTTTAACATATCAATTAAGTCGTCATATGTCATAGCTTCAGTAATATTTTGATCTTGATCACGTACTACTGCGCCTGGTACAAATTGATAGTTAGTAGCAAAACGTTTATCAGATACAAACCTATCATTAACTACATTTTTGTTCTGCTGGTCTCCCAAATAATAGTTGACTGCTTCCATACTACCACTTGACATTAATTGTTCAAGTGTGCTATTTAAAAATTTCTTGTTAACTGTAGTTTGAAAAATTGCAGGTAACAAATCTACTGTACTGCGAGTGCCAACATATTCTGAACTTTCACCAGGTCTAGTAGATTTTTTTGCTATAATTGGATTGGCATGGAACTTGCTCATGTAATATTAACTCCGCTGTTGGCTGCAATTGATGTAGGATTATAAACTGTACTCTTACTTACCACAATATCACTAGTTGATATAACTGGCAAGAACAATTCGTCGCTGTCACTAATTATTTCAAATAGTGCGTTTGCGTTTGCTTGATTATCCACCGATTGGATATTAATTTGTGCTATCTGACCAACTGTGTTGTTGTGAATAAACGCAGCTAGTTCAGTAAAGTAAAATGTGTCACCAAAGTCCCAACTATCAATACTAAAGTATTGGTTAATTAGGCGGATTACTTCTTGTTTAATTTCAGTATCACTAAGTGTACAGTTTGTAGTTTTAGTTACATTGAATTTTGCTTGTAGTTCACTACTAGCCAAGTTTCCAAAGAGTATTTTATACTTAACTGGTCTATATATAACTTGATCACTAATTGACTTTTTGTTGTCTAAACTTTTAAATAAGTCATTTAATGATGAGATGGTAGGAGAGTTTGGCTTAGTATATGCTCTGCCGTCAAATCTTGCCCACGTTCTAAAGCTATTTTCATATGATGTTAGCAGTACGTATGTATCAATAATATTTGTAGTTGCTGGATCAATAACTTGATTTACATCAGCAATTCGTGTATACTTACTTGATAGTCCACTGCGTCCAGTTACTGATGTACCACTATTGGCATTATGTACTGTATATGTAAACCCATCAACTACTTTATCATCTATAGTAATTGTTTCATTGCCAACAATGTCATGGAATGCACTTGGATTTACTGGAAACCCATCGTTTGTTGGACTTGACAATGTTAACCTAATTTTGTTAGGATCAGTGTATCCATCTGGGTATATAAAATATCCAAATGCATTCATAGTATTGTCTGTTCCAATCGGTAAACTATTTGATTTACTTTTTGCATTAATTCCTAGTATCTTAATGTTATCCATACTTGGTTTTAGTGTTTCACTACTAAATGTCTCGGAAAAGTTTAAGTTAGCAAATTTAATTTGTTCGTCACTACCAAATACATAACGAGTTTTTCTTGTTATAATTTCCCATTGTGATGAGGTATAATTTAGTCTTATAATCCAACTGTTGTCTAATCCTGTACCGTTCGTGTCGCCTTCGTATGTTCTGCTCCAGCTACTTGGGTTGTTGTTTGTAATTGAGCTAGTAGTCAAATCACTACCATCAACTATTGCCCACGCTTGGGTTGCAGCATCAAAGCGTAGCCCAAAACTATTTTTGTTTGTAATACGATTAAGTACATCTGTTTTAATTGCACTTGTTAAATCTTTAGCCCAACTTGGTAAAATGCGTTTAATTCTTGCACCACTTGGAATAACTCCATTAAGTGTAATACTTCCACGGCCAATCATGTCAATACCTGTTGACGTACCAACGTTGTTGTCAATTCCTAAACCGTCATTATAAATTCCAGTTACTCTTACCCATTGTGTATCTGCACTCGATACTTCAGCCGTTGCAGATGCGCCGGTTCCGCCACCACCGCTAAGTGTAATGCTTGTTGCACTGTCATAATTTAAGCCAGCATTTGTGATAGTGATACTAATTAATGTTCCACTACCATCAAGGTTTGCAACACCAGTAGCGCCTGTGCCAGCGCCTGCTATTGTAACTGTTGGTGCTGTAGTATATCCACTACCAGCAGAGGTAACTTTGATAGTTTTAATATATCCTATTTTATATGGAGGAGTCACAAACTCAATAATTGAGTTTATGTCAATTTTATCCATGGGCGCAACGCCATTAGTTTTAACTCGCTGTATAGTACTTGTATCGTCAGTTAAGTATCCTGTACTTGCATTTGCCCCTTTGGTAACTTGGTTCCAACGGAATGTATTTGATGCACTGCCGTCTGTATTGTAGTAAACAATATTAGCAGTTGTATTAGTATATTGGTCTGCTGGTGCATATGCACCGTCTGGGCCATAATACTGTCTATCATAAAAGAAGTTTTTAACTTCTGGGTTGTCTAATAGTGGTTTAATAAATCTACTATAAGTTTGTTCACTATTTAAATTTGTTGGTAAGCTAACCACACTACGTGCCGCAATACCTTCTTTATAAAGATATCCATCATCTAAAAACTGTATAGCATCACTATAACTGCCAGTTGGATCATTAAAGTCTCTAAATCGACTGTGTCCACTATGTACACGGTTAACACTTTTAATCTTACGAATATTTTCACTTACTGTTAGTGGGAAAATACTATAATCTTCTGCTGTTACCAATCTATCTTGTGTACTAAAAAATCTTCCAGCATTGTCTTTAATACTTTGCAAACTTTCACGTTGGCTAGCGTTGTTTACTCTAGATTTTAAACTAGCACTAAGAACAGCACGATATGTGTTTCCGTCACTTCCTGAATAATTAAATGAATACGAAGTTGATCCAAAACTTTCTGGATTAAGTGTATAACTACGATTTAATCCAGTTCTATACCAAACACGAATAATACCACGTGGTACATTTCCAAATAATCCATCACCAAACACAATACTAATTTTGTCGTCTTCTCTACTTGATACAGTATAGATGTTTCTAAAGTTATTGTCAAGATTGTTATATATTGCATTCAGACCAAAAATTCGATCAACTTGATTCCAATTAGACATTACTTTTCCAATTTCATCAACAGTCTGTACCCAAATGTTTCCATTAGCTACATTGGAGTCTTCAATATCAAGAACAAGATTTGGCAGGCCTTCAGTAATATTAAAGTCTTTAAAATTCAGTACACCTTGTTTAAATCCTAAAAAGAATCCAGTGTCTGGACTACTAAATCCGCCATTGTCATTTCTATATAATATATCAAGTGCACCATATGGATCAGGTGTTTTTTCTTGAATACGATTTGCAACACTGTTGTGATACACACTGTGTGCACCAAATACTGCTCGTGAACCAGAAATACTTCCGTTAAATTCATATGATGGTTCAACACCTACACTAGTTGTTCTATAAACTTCATTTGTGATACCATCACGAACACTTCTACTAAATGGTGTACCAAACTGATTACTACTACTAAAAATACTATTCATTACAGTAATAAAGTTTTGATAAAACACTGGATCAGTAACATCTTCAAATTGTAAATCAACGTTTGCAAGACTATTGCCGTCCACATCATACACTGTTTCAGTTGTCTTTATGCTATCAATTTTTAAATATCCACTGGCTACTACATTACGTGTTGGGTTGTATCCAAGGAATTCAGCAATACGGAGGGCACTGTCTCTACGTTCTGCTGTACTTAAATAATTTTCACGTGAGTTAAGATCATTACGGAATGCTAAGTTGTGTCCCAAAAATGCCATAAGTTCTAGTAAACTTGTAAACTCACTTGAGCTAATCCAGTCATTAAAATTTTCTGGGTAGTTGGTATCTATGTACTCTACCATTGCATTTTTAATAGTGTCAAAGTCGTATGCTTGGAAGTTTGCTTGTGCAAAACTTTCATAGACTACACTAAAATCTTCAGCAGCAAATAAACTGCTTTGTCTTGCGCCTTGTGCCATTATGTTATCTCACTTGTGTATGTTAAATATAGCTCTTCAGCTAAACCAGTGTCATCGTAGATAACACGTACTCGTATATCTAATTGATGATCTGTTGGTTTACTTAAATTTAATTCGCTAAAAATCCATCTTGGGTCGCTGTCAATAATGTTTTGTACATCATCTCTTGCTAACTGTTCAGTAGCTGCATCCAAGGGTTCAAAAATTAAATCAGGTAATATTGATCCAAAATTTGGATTCATTACTCTTTCACCCTTGCGAGTATAAAAGTGATTTAGTAAGTCACGAAGAGCTAAGTCCTTGTCAGTAAGGACTGAGTTAATGTTTTTACTATCAATTGTGCTATATCCAACGTATGTAACCATACTCATATTTATAGCAAAATTAACTGCTACTTTTTAAATTTTAGTAGTAAATCTAATGATATCACCACTATTAAGTGATTTTGTTATAGTAATGACATTATTAAGTATTGTAAAGTCGAAAAAATGCTGAATCGCTTCTCCATTAACTTCTACTTTGAGTTTTTCTACTGGATCCATGCTTGGACTACCATTAATTGTAAAAACATTACTACTACCATATGTAAATTGGTCAACAACTAATGTACTGTTGTATTGTTTTGCAATAGTACGTTTGATACCTTCTGGGGTATTTGGGAGGAACCTTAGTGTTTCAGCATAGTATGCAAATCGTGCTCTATCCAAATCTTCTCCGCCAAGCAATCCAATTTCGTTTTTATCACGCATTTGGAATATGCCAGTTTGTCTGTGCCAACTACGTGACTTTGATTTACCATAGTCACTTAACCGTATGATTGCGGATACCCGTGTACAGAACTTTCGATTAAAGTTACTGCGTTTAATTATACTAGCAAGTGAGTCCCAATCGCCGTCAACAATATAATCACGTATTTCATATAAACCTTCATTAGCAGTTACTTGTAGGATATCACCATTAATAATGTAATAAAGTAGCAACCCATCATATACACACTGTGGTATACTAGTTAGTCCAAATGCTTTTAGTTGTTTAATTATGCTACGTTGATTTTTTTGAAAATCAGCTATCCAAATATCATATGCTTCTTGTTCAGTAATACCACGTCCGGCGCCAGGAATACTGTAACCAGTTTTATTATATCCAATATACCTTGACATATTAAGTGTAACCAGGATTATTTTTTCACTGGCAGATATAGTATTAATATCTAGCTCAACATTCCAGTCATCGTCTTTGGTGACAAATTCTTCCCAATCTGTTTTAAATTTAGATAACATATTCATTGTTACTGCGGACCTCCTCTATCTCGATTCGAAACTGGCGGTCTCCTGCCTTCAAAGGTTGGTGCTGGTGGCGATGCCGCTGGTGCTGGACCCACATTGGTGAGATCTATATCAGTAGCAGATGTTTGCGCACTTGAAGGTGCTTGCGCAGCTACTTTACTTCCTTGTGCACTATGGCCGCCCCAAGGCTCGTGCTCTGGAACTCTTGGATTAATACTTTCTTTTACTGAACGGTTTATACTTAAACTGCCACTAGTAGGTCCAACTGCGCCTAATGCTGTGGGACCATTTAAGTCCAACATACCATCTGTACTAATTCTACCAAATCCACTAGCTTTAAGTTGTAAATTAAGATCAGTTGTTAGGCGTATATCTTTATTTGCTTTAAGTTGTATTGGACCAGTTGCTGTTTCTGCCTGTATTCCTGCAGCCCCTCTAGCTTTGATATTAAATGTGTCAGCATCCATGTTGATATCACCATCAGCATAAAAATTAAAATCTTCTTCTGCATGATAACTTACACTGCCAGCGGCATATACATCAACATTTCCATCACTGTCTAATTGCATCCAACTAGTACCTTTTTGGTTTGTTATGTACACAATACCTGCACTATCATTAAATAACATCTGTGCTCCGCCTGCACTACGTAGGCGCATTAAGTTATCTTGACCTTCTTCACGGGATTGATCAGGTACGTAATTTTCACCTTCTTTAAACGCAACTGTGCCGTCGTCCATTACAAAACTATGACCTGCAGGCGTTAAAAACCCAGCTACATTTGACGGAGATTCTCTTCTAGCACCACTACTGCCAATTCCTCGTACTGGATCTAATCCAGTGCCTTGTTCTGCAACTGCATTTCCAACTGGATGTCTAGGTCTACTATTACCTGTTTGTTTTGTGCCTGGATCAATTGATGGTCCTACACTGTCTTCATCTTTTATTTGACTTGCAGGTAAACCAGGAATTGCACCATTACGACCAACTACTGGCAGTGACCCAAGAAGAAATCCAACTGGATCATCTCCAGTAAATGCAACCAAAACTTCAGTACCTGGTCCAGGCGGCGGGAATGTTGATCCGTAATTTACGGAAGTATCACCGTTAGCTATTGACCCACCAAATGGAGACACATTTCTAACTTTAGTAAATTTTTGTCTATCATCACGTGTTTCTGTCTCACCAAATTTATTATTATTAACTAAGCTAACATATATTGATTGTCCATAATCACCGTCTGCAGCATCAATAACTTTACCCACATATACTCCAGTGGGCATTGAAAATCCAGAACGAGTGCCACTATCGAATAATGCTGGTACACCAATTGAATCCCTGTTGGTATTAGTTGGTCTATTTCTTTCTTTGTTTGACATTGTATTCCTTAACTGTTATACATATTTACTAACCAATTTGGCGCTGGATGTGATACTGTGCGTCCACTGCCACCCCAATAAGGTCCAGCACCTGGACTTAGATTTGCACCAATGCCTGGCGTTCTTGCAATGTCATAATGGAATGCTGTTCCACTCATATATAGCTCTCTGCCAGTTCCTTGAGTTGGATTAGCTATACCAACACTTGGTGTTAATCCTGCACTTCGAGTTTCATTTAAAAATGCCTGAGTATAGTTTTGTATGATAGCAAGATCTCTAGGATTCTCTACTGATAACAGTCTAGTGCCATCATAAAGACTAATATCTGCTGCATATCCATTATGTCTACCACTGCCCCCAGGACCTCTATTACCGCCCTGTGGTGATATGACACCAGTTACACCAGCTGCGGCAGCCGCATTTTCCAAAGCAACTAATAGTCTACTATCTATATTTGATGTTGATCCAGTGGTATCATTACTGCCAGTTATAGTGCCAGAATTAGTTCCCCTTGCAGTAGGATCAAGAATAGCACTTGTGTCTTCATTTCCAGTGCCAGGTACATTATTTGGTTGTGCATCTGTGTCATCATTGGGATTATTATAATCATTTTGTAAGTTACGGTTTTGAGCATTTACAATTCTACCAGACAACAGTTGGTCAATTAACATGGCATTATTTGTATTTGTGTCTCTTACTGAGTCAAGGGTTTGTTTAAATTCTCCCATCATGTACTGCGATGTAACTGATTTAACACGATACAATGCAGTTATACTAAAATTTTCTTCAGCCATAAGACCTGAATCGCCATCTTCATAAACTGGCAATCTCATATTAAAGAAGTATCCCAATCCGCCAAAGTCATAATCAGCTTCATTATCATTGACCCTAGCCGCCCCTTTGGGTTTCCCTAACCAATAAGTATCCCCTCTAATATTTAAACGTTGCTCTACTAATTCACCAGTAGAATTGAGATTAATTTCTAGCGCACCCAAAAATGCTGTTCCTGGATCGTCGTTTGTGTCTGCACCACTTGATGCTAAACTATCATTAACTGACCTATAATCAAACTGCATTGAATCCTGCATACGTTCAATTGAATTATTTGCACGTGATTGACCACCATAAAGATCACTTTGCGTTATGTACCTATCTGCAATAGGAGAAAAGTTAGTAGATTCCCTAGGGCTGTTCTCTAACACTTGATTTGCTGCATCACGCTCGGCTTGTCTTTGTAATAATAAACTACGTTGTTCTGCTAATTCTTCTGCATTAGCTTGCGCAGCGGTTTGTGCCCGGTTGAGCACCCCATCTTCATTTCTTGGGTCAGCACCATTTATATCTCTAGCCAACCGCTCTTGTTCAGATTCCAATCTAGAAACTTCGTCTCTGGTTTGGTTATATCTTGATCTTGCATCAAACGCATCAGATTCTGATCCAGTTAGTCCAGGAAATTGTGAGTTTGCTCCTAAATTTCCGCCAGCTATAGGCTGTGCAATAAAGAATATATTGTTTAAAGATAAGTCAACATCAAGAACTTCACTATTAAGTCCAGTATAGGTATAATCATACCTTTTTCGTAATAATCCATAACGTAAAATATTATCTAAACGAGCTTGTTGTGACTCAAGACTGCTGTTAAATTGATTAAAACTTATAGGATCATGAATTCCATGTGGCACAGTATATGCTTTTATATTATACGTAAATTTTCTAATATATTGCTTTGCTACAGTATCATAAGGTTCTAAGTATTCCACATTTGTTGAAAACATAAACCATTGCATTAGTTCAGCTAGACTTGGTGCATCTGCAACAGCATCGTCTGGTTGATCTTTTGCAAATTGATTTCTGCCAACAAGTGGTATTCTTTTAAATTCTCTAGTTTGTAATATCGCTGCTGCAATGGCCGCTGTTATACTTGTGCCTTGGTGTAGTACAAATACAAGAACCCCGCCTTCAGCAGTTACACTGACGTTACGACTTTGTTGTAAATTATCACCACGAACTGCATCAAACTCCCAACTCCTCCATTCATCAGCTTCCCCCTCTGTACCAAATTGGTACTGGTTTGGGTACAACCTTGCTATTGAAGTATCAACTTGTCGTTGTACTTCTGCGTTAAGTTCTTCTGTAAAGTTATCTAAAAAATCACCAAAATTGCTAGCACGTACTGTTATATCAGTTTTTAAATGGAAGTCCATTCTGCGATAGGCATTGTACTCAGTTTCAATAAACGTAACTTGATAATTGGTTCCACTGTCTTGATGCTTTATTTGAAAGTCTGTTATTGATGCTACATAATAAAATGGACCAATCTCTTCATCGTTCATTGCAGTGTTGTTTTGTTTCCATCCTCGGAAATTTAGTTCAAGCAAGTAATTTGCTTCAAGATGATTCCTAATGCCAAGTTCTTGAGCAGCTAATATGATACGGTTAAGGAACGTTAGTCCTTTTGCTTCAACAAAAGAAATATCAAAAC